GTTCAGTAAAGAATCCAGGAGCTGAGATGCTCGAAATTTGAATAAGAATATGCTACTTAAGCCAAGTTCCATCAAGGATAACTATAGGGCTTTAATAGTACCAGGAAGACCTTCCTTGAAAGTGATAAACTTTTGTGACATAATTGTCAGTTCCATCATATGTAACTAGAGGGCCTTAATGGTACCAGGAAGACCTCATATGAAAGAGATAATGCAATTTGTCTTATTTGAACAAACACGCGTTTTAATCGTTTATAAGTAAAAACGATCCCACTTTTATACTCGCTTTCGCGATTATTTATTGGAGAAAGTCACTCCAATGCACAAATAACACTCCGCAGTAGTTAAGTTGTAGACTACATGAAAGCGTCAACTGCATGGTTTTTAACTGTGTGAAAGTTTTTACTAATTTTGCCTTCGCAAAATTTTTATAATTTGGTTACGTGTAAGGTTTTTTGCGATCCCTTACATGTAACCACCCAAAGACGTTTTATTAATACTTTCGTCAGAAATATAAAATGTATAAGACAATATGCTTTTGGACCTGAATAAGGCGGGGTGAAACCTTCCCGAAATGGCTCCATGTCCGGTATATTGCTATTGAGTGTAGAAACACTACGTCAATTGAGATGGTAGTCAACATTATATTCAGAAACTCTGTGACATTACGAGTAACAGAAGTGCTGGACGATAGGGGTGTCGTCTGCATGGTTAGCCTAGTTCTAACACGGAATATGAAATATATGCGACTTGAGTGTGTATTGGCTAGTTGCGCACACACTGACAAATACGTCAATGGAGAATTCATAGGAGTAGCTCCACATTGAAAGATTGATGAATCCGGTGAATCCACATGGACAAGCTTGGAAATTATCGCTCACCCTTTAAAACATTTAAAAACGATAAAAAATACTTTTTAGACGACACCCATACGAAGACGAACAAGAAGACTTTTAATGCGAATGAAAATGCTGAGCACATTATGCTCCCAAAGGACATTGATACAATGAATTTAATACAAGAATTCGTTGGATCAATCGTCGATGATGATACGGACATAGGGAAAATTACTACAATATTACGAGTAAGTATATTGGGTAAGGTATACCCTATTTGTCTATGTGAAAATACAACCGATGAATTATATTCACAGATCCAAGATGTATTATACACAAAGGATTTGTGGAACTCACAAACAACGCGATTTTACATATTTTTTGGTATGAAACCCCTCCTGAGGGGAAGACTACTCAAAGATTACAATATCCATCAATATGATTTTATTCGTGTTTCGTTCCCAGGTATGCTGGGAGGCGCAAATAATATTTTATTACCAACTTATAAAATCATTCAAGAGTGTGAGAACATGGTTATAGCTGATTCAAAACCATTATCCATTAAGGTGGATATTACCAATCAAGATAGATTATCGACATTACTAGCCTTGCAAAGCGATGAAGATAATAGTGCTTATCAAAAGGGTATGAATCAGATTATACGAATTTGGAATACATATTTGAATAAGAATCAAAGTGTTATCACACAGTGGTTCAAAGAAAATCAGTTGGCTGGAGGTATCGAGAATATGCTCCAACTTTTGGTATGGTACCGTAAGTGTGAAGATTTCAATGATTATTGTATGTTGACACGTTTAGCTTACAAATTGGTAACTGGTAAGGTTTTGATTGCTGAAATTTTTGATCACTTCTTCCCACCGGACAATAATTTACAGGCCTCATTTGCTGAAAATGTGGCCTTTGTTCGTGGGATGTTTGATCAAACATCTTCTGCAATCAATTCACCGTTGGCTGATAAAATAACTAAAATGTATGCATTTTTAGTCACACAAGGGTTTTTAAAATGTATGAACATGGAGATTACAGAAAAAGAATTCACACTTCTAGAGAAAACTTACAGTAAGAAGGAACATAGTTCCCAATTTAGTATGATTATGCATGCTATTGATTTGGCCATATTTTTATGTGAAAAACTATGTATTTATCGTGAAACAGGCGAAATTTCTGCTTTTCTGCACAATACTTCGAGTTATAGTGATTGGTTGGCCAAGGCTGATAAATTATTGGCATTGGCACCATTCACTTCTAACTTAAGTGCACATGGTACTACATACTTTTCTTTTCTTTCAGATCTTAATGATTTGATTGAAAAAGGTACAGCTATCTCCAAATACTCACAGAAAAACAATGGGACTGAGTGTATTCTCATTAAGAGAAAACTCATGAACCTACAGTTAATTAAAAATACTGAGGTTACGCGGAAAGCTGCACAAAAAGAACGCAGATCACCTTTTGGAGTTCTAGTTCATGGTACATCTAGCGTTGCTAAATCAACTTTCACTAAGATGTTGTTTTATTACTATGGTAGTGTTTTTGGTTTGGATAAGGACGATCATTATAGGTACGTTCGCAATCCAGCTGAAGAATATTGGAACAATTTTGATTCAAGTAAATGGTGCATACAGATGGATGACATTGCCTTTTTATTGCCTAGTGCTACGGGCGATGTGGACCCAACACTCAAAGATCTTCTCAATGTTGTTAATAATGTGCCATATGTGCCAGCTCAAGCAGCTCTTGAAGATAAAGGAAACACCTGTTATGGCACGTTTAGTAGTAGCAACAACCAATGCCGCTGATTTGAACGCCCATGAATATTTTCACTGTCCTCTAGCTGTGAGACGTCGTCTGCCATTTATTGTGCATGTTCAGCCTAAAGCTGAATATTTACATGAAAATGGTAGGTTCATCGATCCCACTAAGTTACCAGTAGAACACACGGGTTATCCTAACTTTTGGGTTATAACAGTCCAAAAGCTGATTCCCGTCAATCAAGGTAACCGAGATTGGGCAAAGTTAGAAACGGTCCACATATATGGTGACGTTATGGAGTTCCTAAAATTTTATGGACAAGCTGCACGTGATCATGAAAGTAATCAAGATAAAAGTATGACTTGTGATGACTTTATGAAAGAAATTTCAGTGTGCCCGTGCTGTATGAATGTTTCAACTATGTGTGAGTGTTCCTTACAATCTGAAAGTAAAAGTGCTGATGCATTTTTAGATTGGTTTGTATATTGGATGGTCACATTTATTCTTTGGTTATATAGTTTTAAGTTTGTTAAAACACTATGTAAGCCAATGTTGAAAAAACGTATCGTGCGTTACGCCACCATTAAGATATGTTTACCTTTTTTAACAAGGGAGCAACAGGTGCAGATGATGGGTTATTTCAATACACCACAATTTACCACCGTCAAAAAGAATACTCTTATGATGTTATCACTTGTTGGTTTCGCTTTGTCAGGATTTTTGTTATCTAAACAGTATCTATTTCGTGAAACTAAAACTACAAATAATATTGTGGAAAAAGAAGAATACATGGAAGTAGTCTTAGACGGTCACAAAAGACGTGTCGCCAAGAAATGTTTGTATTCTATCATTGAAGACTTAGATAATGAAGAATATGTAGAAGTTGACTTTGATGGGCAGAAAAAACGTGTTGTAAAACGGTTTTTAGAGTCCGTTGTGGAAGATGGTGATTTGGAACCACAAGGTAATATTTACGGTAGCGTTGAATCACAGTTGGCTAAAGAGGAATCTCAGAATGTCTGGTATACATCAACCGTTGAGTTGACCAATTTTGACATGCCACTGGCTTCGACAAGTCTAGTAGGAAAAAATATATATGACCTACGTGATGCTTTCCAGAAGAATTGTATTCGATTGGATATTGAAGCTTTGAGTTCTGGACGCAAGTGTCGTACTGGTGGTGTTATGCTAACAGGACAAATTTGTCTGTTCAACAATCATGTGTTAAAGGATGATGAGGAATTTGAAGTTACTGTAATTCAAACTAATCCTATAGCTGGATTGACTTCAAACATTAAATTTCGTATTCACACCCGTGATATGATACATGACAAAGGACGTGATTTGAGTATGATGTTGGTGAAATCTTTACCACCATTCAAAGATATCACGAAATTTTGGGTTGAAGAAGAGATACCAGTTCATAGATTGTGTATGCTCAAGAGAGAGAATGACGCCACTATGCGAGTGATGGATATACATGGTGTTGTATTACAACACGATTTTCCAATTGAAGCACTTGGTATAAAAGTCACCATGTTAATGGGGATGGCACCTTCACCTACACAACCTGGTGATTGTGGCTCACTAGCAATAGCCATGACACCACGGGGTCCTACCATGTGTGGATTACACACTGTTGGGTACAATACAACTTTAGGTGTACCTTATGTAACTAAGTCTACGCTGGAAACGATGATTTCATCATTAACTCCAAGTAGTTTCATAGTTCAGGGGTGCGGTGCGCCAAAATTGGGTCTAAATAATGAACTAACACTTGTCACACCACATCATAAAAGTCTAGTAAGATATTTGGAAAAAGGCAATGTGAACGTCTATGGTTCATTTTCAGGGTTTCGACCAAAACCACGTAGCCGTGTGTGCCCCACGCCTTTGTGTAAAGAAATGTGTGAATATTTTGGAACACAAATTAAACACGGTAAACCAGCTATGAGTGGTTGGGAACCATGGCGAAAGAATATTGTGGAGATGGTGAAACCCACTGTTAAGCATGATCGACAAATACTCGATAAATGTGTTAAGGCATTTACTGCTGACATTGTTTCCAGATTGGAACATGGTTGGGAAAAAGAACTTGTTTTCTTGAGCCGCAAAGCTTCTGTTAATGGGCTTCCCTGCGTCAAGTTTATTGATAGGTTAAATGTCAACTCGTCCATGGGTTTCCCATGGAACAAAACAAAGAAGGAATTTTTAGTTCCCGACGTGGATGACACTTATCCTGATGGGATAGATTTCAAACCTGAAGTCTGGTTGCGTGTGGATGAAATTATGAACAAGTACGCAAATGGGGAACGAGCTTTTCCTGTTTTTACCGGTCATCTTAAAGATGAAGCCACACCATTAAAGAAATGTGAAATTAAGAAGACTCGCCTGTTTACAGGTGGGCCCGTGGATTGGAGCATAGTGGTGCGGTCGCGTCTGCTAGCATTCGTGCGGTTATTACAGAAAAATCCATACATCTTTGAAGCTGCTCCTGGTCTTGTGACTCAATCGACCGAATGGGGAAAAGTGAGAGAATATCTCACCCATTTCGGGGAAGAACAGATCATTGCTGGAGATTATGGAAAGTTTGATAAACACATGGTAGCTGACTTTGTTTTAGCTGCTTTTGAAATAATCTGTAACATTTATAAGAAAGCTGGTTTTGACGATAATGAGGTACGAGAGATTTATTGTATAGGTAATGACGTAGCCTTTCCTTTAGTGAATGTGAATGGTGATCTGATGGAGTTTTTTGGAACTAATCCATCCGGTCATCCCTTGACAGTAGTTGTAAATTCAATTGTAAATTCATTGTATATTCGTTATGCTTTTAGTGTATTAGGAGGAGACGTAAATGCGTTCCAGGAGTTGGTTCATCTTTTCACGTATGGCGATGATAATGCCATGGGAGTCTCTAAGACTATTCCATGGTTTAATCATACAGCCATACAGGAAGTGTTGGCCGATATTGGTGTAACATACACTATGGCCGATAAAGAAGCTGAATCCCAACCATATATCAATATACATGAGTGTTCGTTTCTTAAAAGAAAATGGCGCTATGATGAAGATGTTGGAGCCTATATGGCACCTTTGGATGAAGAATCCATTCATCGCTCACTAACTATGTGGGTACCATCAGGAACCCTCAATGAGTTCGCACAAATGCGAGACGTCATTATAGCAGCCAATAACGAATATTTCTTTTATGGTAAGGAAATATTTAACAAAAATAGAGAATTTTTTCGTGGGGTTCTTTCACAAGCACCTTACAATGCATATACCACGGACTTGACCCTTCCTACCTGGCAGGACCTATATGAGAGGTTTTGGAGGGCGTCGGGAAAACCTGTACAGGCCTAAGTGTAGTTTAGGCAAGCTGCATTTTTGTATACTATATGTCTCAGAAAAATAATAATAATAATAGAAACATAATCGTTGAAGCAATCACGAGAAGTATTGCTCACATTGCACAGGCATACGACAATCTGTGTATATGTTGTAATAATTGTCAAAATCAAGTGTCTGTTGAGACTGGTATAACACATAGTACTTCTTATTGTGCTGAATGTTGCACCCACAAATCACGCAGACCAGTTTGTCCTGCCTCATTTGAATTACAATCAGAAGAGACTTCTTCGGGTGAAACAGGACAGGCAGCTGAAACAGTGTCCCAAACAGTGACATTCCTCGATGCCAATGAGGGTGATGTTGTTTATATGGACAACACAGATAATAAAGTAGCTTTGGTTGATAACACAGACGATCTAGCCTTAGGAAGTTTTCTAGCTAGACCTACACTTATTTATACCAAAACATGGACTACATCTGAAACTGTTGGTATCACTGGCACCTTTAAACCCTGGTACGAATTCTTAAACAATGCAGTTATTAAGCGAAAGTTAGAGAATTATGCTTTCCTTCGTGGTAACTTACACGTGAAAACCATTTTGAATGGCACGCCATTTCAATACGGCAGTATTCGCATGGTGTATAAACCACTATTGGGTTGGGTCAATGACTCTATTCGTGCTACTAGCTTTTCAGCAGCCACTAGTATGGTACCATACTCACAAGTACCTGGTTTCTATCTATTTCCAGAAGCTAATGCTGGAGGAGAAATGGTATTACCATTTTTCCTGCATAAGAATTGGATGGATATAACCAGTGTAGCAGAAGTCCAGAATATGGGTGAAATGAGTCATGCTATCTATGTGCCCTTAAGGACTGCAGTTACTGGAGGTACTACATCTGTCACCGTCAAAACTTACGCTTGGATGACAGGAGTTCAGTTAATGGGGTCAACTAATAAGTTGACTCTACAAGGTGATGAATATGGACAAGGTCCGGTTTCACGTCCAGCTACAGCTATTGCAGCAATAGCTAGCCGTCTAACCGACATTCCTATTATAGGAACATTTGCACGAGCTACGTCCATAGGAGCTTCAGCTGTGTCATCCATAGCTTCATTGTTTGGTTACACCAACGTTCCTGTGATAGATAACGTACATGCTATTCAACCTATGAATGCACCTATGTTAGCAACGGCACACATTGGTACGCCAATACAGAAGTTGTCATATGATCCTAAGCAAGAACTGTCCATTGATCCATCTCCACATGGTATTGGCAAACAGGATGAGTTATCTATTGCGTATATAAAAGAGAAAGAGAGCCTTTTCGCTACTTTCGATTGGACCACAGCTCAAGCTGATGGTACGCAATTATTTAATGCACGTGTTAATCCAATGTTGTTTGGTAAGATTGATTTGAACAATGCTGCAGCAGCCTTAGTCGGACATCGTGTTTATCACACTCCTCTATCATATTTATCAG